TATTAAAGAAATGAAATCTTATGGCAAAAAAAAGAGATCCTAAAGTAGGCACAGGTAAAAAACCTAAAGGATCTGGTAGGAGGCTTTATACTGATGAGAATCCTAAAGATACTGTTGGTATTAAGTTTGCGACTCCTGCTGATGCTCGTAAGACTGTTGCAAAAGTTAAAAAGATATCTAAACCATTTGCAAGAAAGATACAGATATTAACTGTAGGTGAGCAAAGGGCAAAGGTTATGGGTAAAACGCAGGTGGCATCTATATTTAAAAAAGGTAAAGAAAGTATAAGAAAAAGGAGAAAAGTATAATGGCACTGGCAAAAAGTCAAAGGAGTTTAAAAGCATGGGGAAAGCAAAAATGGAGAACGAAATCTGGGAAGAAATCTTCGGAAACTGGGGAGCGATATTTGCCAGAGAAAGCTATCAAGAGTCTATCCGCTGCGGAGTATGCGGCAACGACAAGAGCAAAGCGGCAAGGAACAAAAAAGGGCAAACAACATGTGAAGCAACCGAAAGGGATTGCAAAAAAAACAGCTAAATATAGGAGATACAGCTAATGATGTACGGAAAAATGAAAACCATGAAAAAGAAAAATGGTAGTAAAAAAGTAACAGGTAAAAGAAAAAAACTAGACATGGACAAAGATGGTAAACTTACTAAAAGAGACTTTGCTATGTTAAGAAATAAAAAGAAAAAAGCATAATGAGAAAAGGACTATACGCTAACATACACGCTAAAAGAAAGCGTGGTGGTAAAATGAGAAAGAAAGGTGCAAAAGGTGCACCCACTGCAGCACAGTTTAAACGTGCAGCTATGACAGTAAAGAAAAAATAATGGTAGCAAAGAAATATCAGAATCCATCAGGTGGTTTAAATGAAGCAGGTCGTAGGTATTTTAAAAGAACGACAGGTGCTAATTTAAAAAGACCTAGTAAGAAGGTTGGTAATAAAAGACGTGCTAGCTTTTGTGCAAGGATGAAAGGTATGAAGAAAAAATTAACTTCAGCTAAAACTGCTAATGATCCTAATAGTAGAATCAATAAAGCATTAAGGGCTTGGAACTGTTAATATAGTATAAATAAAAAAGGGGAGCCATATAGACTCCCCCTCGCAGGCAACAACAAGACACTTAGAGTTTTACTCTAGGTGTCTTTTTTTTTGGTCAACCAAAACTTTAAATTTTTTGTATAATCTGTTTGATATCATCTTCTAATTTTTTACCCATTGAGTTAGCATGATTTATAATGGCAGCACATAGATTACCATGATAAGGTAAACCTTTTAAGGCTTCTCGTATTTTACCTACAGGTTTACCTCCATAATCTATTACAATAGTATTCTTCTCATTCAATCCTATTTTTAATTCAAATAATAACCCAGTATAGTGTTTGGTATTATTTTTTTCCATTATCTTTCTCCCCAGCTTGTGGCTTAAAAGGTACTAATGTTGCTAAACTATTCATAAGAGTTATAACTTCTCCATATGGTCTAGTCATTAAGTATTTCATAATATCTTTTAACTTTTCAGAATCAATAAGATATTGTTTAGGCTGTATTTGTTTTTCCATATGTCCTCCTATTAAAATGGAATATCATCCTCATCTGGATAATATTTATCTATTACTCTTATCTTATCACATGCACAAGATATTGCTTCTAATAGTTTATCTATTTCTTCAGCAATTTGTGGATGCTCACCTATACCTACAGGTTTAGTAAGGTATACGTGTATTGTAGCTTTTGCTACATCTACTTCAGCTTCGTATCTTTTTTTCAAAGCCTTTATCATGTCGTTCATCACTCTGCTCCTTTAAATTGGTAGTATTTGTTTTCTATTAAATCCTCATCAATTAAATAAGGATTTTCTTTTGCTTCTTTAGATTCTCTAGCATCTCGTATAGTTTGGTTTAGCGTTCTACCATCACGTAAACAACCACATACAAAATCTTCTACTTCTAACAAGGCTTGCTTAACTTGTCCCATTGCTAACCTCCTTAACTAATCTATTAAGATACCACTGAGCCTTTTGTAAATCCTCTAATGGTTCTCCTTTAAATTTATATCTTGAAACATACTTCAAGACATTACCTTTAAGATATCCATGATACTCATCACCTTCCATAGCATCACGAATGACATCTATAGTTTCTTTTTTACCATGCATATAGTGTGAAGGAGAGTGTACATTGTCATGCTTTCTCTCATTCTCATATGATATATCGTGACCATGGTCTATCTTATTTGTATATGTGCGTTTATCTTTTACCATATTCCCTCCTTATAGTTTTTATATTGATTAACTCCATATTATAATTACCATTTGTAACTTCTCTTTTAATAACTAAACCACTCCACCACATATGCTGAGTATCTCTAGCAAAATGTTCTTTATGATTTAGATAGCATCCAGCAGATAAAGCGTGTAACTTTTTACCACTAGGTAGTGTCGATACTGCATAATCTAATAAATGACTATGCCCTACTGTAGCAGAAACTTTATGCTTTGTCAAGATACTTCTTGCAATATTTTCACCAGATATTGCAGATCCCATAATACCAGAGGGTAAGTGGTGAGAATAGTGTACACCATTTACTACCTTTATATTTTTGTATCTAACTTCTTCCCATCCATACTTTTTAAATTTTAAATCATCTATACTTATAGATCCTTCTAACTCTGGATTATCATCTACAAATCTATCTATTCTATCCTCATGATTACCATGTAACATAATCTTTTTAGGTCTGTGATTACCTAATCCTTTATTAAATAAAGATAGTGCTTCATGTGAACAATCCATATCTTTTTGATATCTTCTACCTTCAAATGATTTTTTACCTCTATCATAACTAGATAGAGAATCCATACTACAAAAGTCACCCATACATATTACATGGGACACTTTATAATCTGCAGCCACTCTACCTGCCCACAGAAATCTTTCATTGCTTGCTTTAGGTGTACAATGAGGATCACCTATAACTAAGTGCGTTGCCATTAGTTTAACTCCTTATCTCGTTTCATTTTTAAAAACTCAAGAAAGTCTATAACATTTGAATCATCATCAAATTCTGCAACAGAACTAATAGTTAAGTCTTTATCATTTTTCTTTTTATCTTCAGCATATCCACGAAGTCCCCACAGAAACGTGGAATGGGGATCAGTAGTTGCCATCTTTATCATGCCTCTAGCTATTGTAGAACATAATTCATATTCTTCTGTAGACATTTTAGATTTACTATCCATAACTATACTACAGTTAAAACCTTTTTCCCAAGGACTAACTATTACCTTGACAGAATTTATAAGATTAATTGCATTTATTTTTTTATTCTTCATTAATACCAATACCTATCATAATTTTCTTTATTGTATTCAACAACTTTAAAATCATAGTTTCTTTTTTTACTTTTGTTTGCAAACTGTGTAGCTTCTTCTTCTCTACTAAAAACTGTATTTGTGTACATCCTATAATCCTTTTCTTTTTTTTGTTTATGTATTACAAAGTATATCATCATAACAAGAGTCAATGGTGAACAGACCCCTTAAACTATCCACCATTAACCTCTCTGGTTTCCTCCTTTGGATTTGTAACAGAAGTGTACCAAACCCATTTAGGATTCTTACCTTTAGATTGCTGTTGTGGTAACAACTGCAATTTATCTCTTCCCCAACAAGGAAGTTTGTATGGGCAATATGAACATACAAAGCCCAAAACTCTATTACCAGTAGGTTTTGTTCTAAAAGTTTCAGCCACATCATCGTAGCATCTTTTAAAAGGTTTACCTTCTTTCAATGCATTAAAATTATCTTTAGCTAACTTTAATGCTTTCTGTTTATGTTCATCTACAGATGCAGGAGTTTCACACACTGTCCACTCTCCTGTAGATTTATTAATAGCTATCCAACCACCGAACTTTTTAGATTGACTTTCTCCATATAAAAATCCTTGTGATGCATAACCAAATGAATCTTCTCTAACAACTTCATTAAATCCTCCTGCCTCTCCAAACTTTTTTTCAAAGGAATATGGTGATGCACTTTTAATATCCCATACCTTTCCATCAATTTCAACATCTTGTCTACCTTCAATTTTTTCTCCATTAAATTTATATGTAACTTTTTTTTGTTCATTAGAAATACTAACGCCTGCAGATTTCATAATTAGTATAGCCATTGCTTCTATGATATCACCAAACGTATTACGCATTTTAACATTGTAAGGTTGTCCTTCACCCTTTACACCTTTTGCTTCCATCTGCAACTGACATAATGGTCTTCCAATGTTTGACATTCTCGGTTCAAACTTATCTCTTCTAGGTTCTTCAAACTGTTTTAGCAAGGCGTTTTTACACGCCTCACCAAATTCCTGCACTAGTTGTTTGTCTAACTTAACAGGACTCTTTGAAACATTATCAAGATACTGCTGAACTTTTAAAAGTATGCTGTTCATTATGATGCTAATATATCCTCTGGAGAATCTTCACTTACATCTTCTACCACTTTAGCATCTATCTCATCACTTTTACTAGGTGAGTTATTCTTAGCTTTATTATAAGCATCAATAACTTCAGCGTTCTCAGCATCAATAGACTCTTGAAATACTTTTAGTGTTTCCATATCCTTATCAGATAACTTTAAGTTCCCATCTGCATTTACCCCTATCTCTGGAACATAATAGACATTACCACCTTTTTTCTGTCTTTTAGTATCTAAAGAAAAAGTACAGTTAAACATTAACTTTCTTCTTTTCTTTAATTGATCAAGAGCAGAACTTACTGGTGTAAAAGCTGTACCAGTTACTCTATAAAGTATAGGTAAATTTTCTACATTATGAGCATGGCCTTGTGCTGTTTTACCATTTGTAAATGACAATAATCCATATACAAGTTTGTAACATCTTATTGTTCTTTGTTGCTCTAACTGTTCTGGTGTTAGAGAAGATCTATCTTTAAATGCTATCTTACCACATTTAGTTCCACCAAGTATATCAATAGCTTCTTCCTTCCAGCTTTTGAATATAATAGATCTATTTATGTACTCACCTTTCTCAGCATCATAGTGCATGTATTGCATAGCACTAATGAATGGTCTAAATGTTACAGGCTTACCATAAACATTTTGTCCAACGCTAGGATCGTAAGTAGTGAAGTGACCAACTGGTAATTGATTACCATCGTCATCTTCTGGTGTTCTATTGATAGATAGTCTAGGTATATTTGTACCTACACTAGATCCATCATCTTGTCCGATGGCTTGCATTATTTGCTCATCAGACATGTTGTTTATATTTAC